TGTGTTACGAATGGACATCTATTAAGTCAAGCCAAAGGCGTGACTAGAATATTTGGCGATTATAATTCAAATGATAAGGGAGAGATTGAAGATATTGGTAACACTACAATCATACCAAATAGTGTTATTGTAAGTATTAAAAAGATAAATTCTTGACTTTAAATGGCAGCTAAAAATAGAGAATCTTTATTGTGGAATAGAATAAAAAAGAATATTAAAAATGTATTCTTTACCCGCATAGAATCTAGTACAATCAATGGTATTCCAGATATACATTGTGTTGGTTTTAGCAATGTATTTTGGATGGAATTAAAATCAGATTATGTCAGTTATCCTAAGCTAAATAAGTGGCAGGTTGTTTGGATCAATAAATATGTCAAGGCAGGTGGTATAGTTATTATCTGCAATGAGGCCCTCTCGGAGAGAAAACTCAAACTGTACAGGTGTCCTGTGTCCGGTTTTACCGAACCTCGGTTACTGAAACCTCGTTTCTCGTTCTCGTTCCCTGTTAAATGGCCGGAGGTTCAGGCCAGTCTTCAGGAGCTGGTGCAGCAGGATCCTGAAGCGTAAGCTCGTACCCTCGTTTCTCGTTCTCGTTCTCGTTTATAAGTAATAACGGCCCGGTGCTGGTTCCTTCAGCGGGAGCCTGTGCAGCGTGATGCTGGAAGCTCGTTCTGGATCTCGTTCTCGTTCCTGACAAATCTCGTTTAAGTTAACCATGCAGCTTAGTTGGTGAAGGTTACGCTTCAGGGGGGTCGCTGGAAATTTGTGGTTGACAGATATCCCACGATGTCGTATGGTCAGCCCAACTAAGGAGAAGATATGGCACATGATTTCGATGCACTGGATCTCGTTCGAGGCGAGAACAGATCTCGTACATACAACAAGAAACTAGACGGACTGCAGACTCAGGTTCGGGAGCTCACCACGCTGGTAGCTCAAATAATTACGGAACTTCCTGAAGAAAAAAAATGGTCTTTTGAAGAGAGATTAAAAAAAATAAAGGGTTGACAGGTATCCCATCGTATCTTATATAAGGGTTAGCTCATCACGCTGGCACATCAACAAGTAGCCTATGTAACAAACGAAAGGGTGGGGTGAGCTGCTAACTAACAAAGGAGAACCAATGCCACTAAGTAAGAAAATGATTCAACAAATGAATGATTACTATGGATGTGAATACATAGTAACGGAAAAGCCTTCGAAGAAGATGCCGCTCAAGAAGCTAATAAAAAAAATTAACAAGGAGAACACGCCACCGGGTGGCTGGTCCCCGGAGGATGCCGTGCAGCAGGATAAACCTGAAGCAGGAAAGACGTATGCTTTGACTGGCGGAACCGGTGCCAGGTGCATTGCGAATGGATTCTCGTGGAAGGACAGTGTCGTCAAGGAGGACGGTGATGAAGAGTAGCATCAGGTGCACGCTGCAGGAGCTGGTAACCTCGTGTCGTTAATCATTGGCCTGTATGTTTTGTTACTTCTACTCTGGCCCACTGGGATCCTGGTAACCACAGGTCTTCTGATTCTCGGTTTGTCCCATGTTTTCTAGATTCTCGTCTCGTTTGACTTGCAGCTGGATCCGTGCAGCTATAAACTTCAGGGTCGTGGATCGCAGCTCAGCTCTGATGCCGAATGGTGTAGCTAGTTTAGAATGATTCTAAAAGATATTACTTGCACTAGTGCATAGGATACGATAAGACAGAGGTCTAACTAACCAAAAGGAGAAAAGTTATGGGATTAGACCAACACGCACATCTTCGTGGTCATAAAGTTAATTGGGAAAAATATTACGAAGATGACAAAGAGGAAAACGCAAAAGTTTTCGTGTGGAGAAAACACGCAAGACTTCAGCAGTTTATGGCAAAGAAATGGGCAGAGCAAAACCCTAGTGTAAAAGTTGATGGTATGCTTTCGCATTTAGGTTTTAATGGTGACCAAGAAAGCCCTTGCTACTTAACTGAAGATGTCGTCAAGGAGTTAGCCGAACAAATTGAAAAAGGTTTCTCTGACTACCACGCAACTGACGGATTCTTCTGGGGGCAACAGTTCCAAGAGGAAAGTGTTAAGGATTACAAAGAGCAAGATGTTCAGTTCTTAAAATTCTGTGAACAAGCTATCAATGAAAAGAAAGTCGTTGAGTATTGGTGTTCGTGGTAATGACGAAAAATAAAATTGATGAGGCGACAAATGTCGCCTCGCCTCGTTCTCGTTCTCGTCAGAACAAGAATTGTAAGGATAGCACTAACCAGTCTGGCACGGCTCAGGAGAAATTAATTTTTAACCAATTAAAAATAATAGGAGAATTTATTGCTGATAATATTGATGATAAACCTAAAAAACTTAATTAAAAAAAAGATAAATAAGCTATTGCATAAATGATAAGATTTGATAAGTTGATGGTGTCAAACTAACCAAAAGGAGTAATATGACACAAGCAATAAAAAAGCTAAAGCAAGACGAAAAGAAACAAGTCCTTGCTTATGCTCAACTAAAGCTGAAGTCTAATAGACTAGCTAAAGAGTTAGACACATTGAAACAAAATATTGTAGATGTGTTTGATAGAACAAACCAAAACTTAATTATTGTTCAAGATGAGAATGGAAATAGTTTTGGATTGCAGAAAATAAATCGTAAAAGAAAGAAGTTTGAAACTGCAAACTTTAAGATTGCACACAACGATTTATTCAACAAGTTCACAACTGAATTAGAGTATAGTGAATACAAAGCGATTGGAGATAATAATGCCTAATGATATTATTAATATTGCTAATGTACTTGCTGAACGATTAGGTAAAGATAAACCTACCTCTATTGCAGATGTTAACATTTCAGCAGACGCAAAGAGAGAGATGAACTACGAAATAATGTATGGGCTACTGTACAATCGTGTTGAGAAGTTCATACTTGAAAATCAAGGGAATGGAGTTGTAGATGATTTCAGAAACGAACTACTGAATGACTTTGCACCATTACTTAAAAACCTAATCAGTAAAGAATAACACTTGATTGCGTTGCGTGTACACCACGCAACGCACACCCACCACATACCTGTAGCTACGCCTTCCAGCTAGAAGGCTCATTCCTGCCACAAAAAAACTTTTAAAAGCACTAGGTTTTACTTGCGTTTTGGCTACCCGTTTTGCGAGAGGTCGGGCTTTACTAAGCAAGATATATAAATGTAGTAGGGTCCCAAACGGTATGAATAGTTGAAAGTAATTTTTTAATAAGCTATTGTTAAAAAGGACCCTTTGTTTTTATTGGGTCCCCTAGCCCCCGGGGGTATATATATTTATGGATTTAGAACGATTAAGTGATGACGAACTTAAAGATGTAATCTTAAAAAAACAATTAGAATGGATTAAATTGTGCCAGGATAATTTTTTGTTATTTGCAGAAAATATGTGGCAAGACTTTATTTATCGTAAGACTGATAACCCAAAGAACTATGGGCATCACCAGATTATTGCAGAAGCCTTTCATGAGATAGCTGATGGAGATGCTAAGAGGCTCATAATCAATATGCCACCTAGACATACTAAATCTGAATTTGCATCATACTTATTTCCTGCTTGGTACATTGGTAAGTATCCAAAGAAAAAAATAATGCAGGTATCACACAATGCTGAACTTGCATCAAGGTTTGGTTCTAAGGTTCGTAACTTAATGGCTACTAAAGAATATAAACAAATATTTGGTAATGTTACATTGAGAGAAGATAGTAAAGCAAAAGGCAGGTGGGAAACCAATCATGGTGGTGAATACTTTGCAGCGGGTGTTGGCGGTTCGATTACAGGACGAGGGGCCGATTTGCTTATTATTGATGACCCACATACTGAACAAGATTCGTTGTCCGATACTGCTATGGAACGAACATATGAATGGTACAGCTCTGGACCTAGACAGCGTTTACAACCTGGCGGTAGAATTTTAGTGGTAATGACACGATGGGCAACTGATGATCTAACAGGTAGACTCGTTAGAGCACAAGCTGAAACTAAAGCTGACAAATGGAAAGTGATTGAGTTTCCAGCGATACTGGACAACGGAAAACCTGTGTGGCCTGAGTATTGGACCCTTGAGGATTTAGAATCTGTCAAAGCATCTATCTCAACTAAGAACTGGAATGCACAATACATGCAAGATCCTACTTCAGAGGAAGGTGCAATTATTAAAAGGGACTGGTGGCAAGACTGGGATAAACCACATCTTCCAAAATTGCTGCACGTAATTCAAAGTTATGATACAGCTTTCAGTGCTAAAGAAACCGCTGACTATTCTGCAATTACAACTTGGGGAATATTTGAGCCTATTGAGGGGTACGAGAAAGCAATAATATTATTAGATGCTCTAAAAGGTAGGTATGATTTTCCAGATTTAAAAAATGTTGCCTTAGAGCAATATAGATATTGGGAGCCTGAAACAGTAATCATTGAAGCAAAAGCTAGTGGTCAACCATTAATACACGAACTGCGTAGAGCAGGTATACCAGTAATTGATTTTGTTCCTGCTAGAGGTAGAGATAAACATACAAGAATTAACTCTTGCTCTCCTGTATTCGAGTCTGGAATGGTGTTTGCTCCATTAGAAGAACACTGGGCACAAGAAGTAATTGAAGAATGTGCTGCATTTCCAAATGGTCAGTATGACGACTATGTTGATAGTATGACACAAGCTGTGTTAAGATACAGACAAGGCGGTTTTGTTTCGACCTATTCTGATGATTGGGATGATCCTCCTATTAAACTTGAAAAGGACTATGTGTACTACGGATGAGCAAATTAAAAGTAATAGGTGCTGGTGGAAGATTTGCAGGTAAAAAAATATCTGAAATAGTAAAAAGATTAAAGGCAAACAGGCGTGCAAAGAAATCTAGAGCAAACATAGAAAAAGCTGGACGAAGTACAAAAAGCGTAAAAAGATACAATATAAGAGCAGGTTCTAAAAAACCTGGAGATCAAGTAGTTCCAATTCAAAAACAATCTCAAAGAGGAAGTTCATTTAAAACCCATAAAGTCAGAGGAACTGGCCCTGGAAGTAGAGTAGGCTTTGAATCGAGAGCATCTTGGAGAGATGAAATGGATAGAATGTATGGTGATATTTCTATCAGCAAGTTCTTTAAAAAATCTAGTGGAGGTGATATAAATAAGACTATGAAAACAGAAAAATATTTAACAGGTGGTCAATCTAAAATTGACAAGAATAAAAACGGTAGAATTGATGCACAAGATTTTAAAATCTTAAAAGCAGAAAAAGCTAAGGGTAGAGGCATGGGTCTTCAAGACGAGAAAGTCCAACCCGGAAAAGTTGAAAAAGCTGTTGTAGGTAAAATTGTAAAAGGTGTTAAGAGCATGTTCAAAGGTAAGGGCAGAGCAGCATCAAGTGGCGGAGCTAGAGTTGTAGGTGGTGGATCTAAAGGTATGGGTTCAATGCTACCAAAACTTTTAAGACAAGCTATTGCAGACGGAACTATCAAGACTGCAAAAAAAGGTAAGATGATGGGTTATAAAAAAGGAAGTGGTTTAGATCTTCCTGTAATCAATAAAGTCAAACCTGCAGTACACAAAAGTAAAAAAGCACAGAAGACTGCTGTCATGAAAGAACAGTTTAATAAACAAAAAAGTAGATCAGGTCAAAATCCAAATAGAAGCCCAGAGTCAACTAAATCTAAAGCAGTATCCGGTATTAAATCTGGAATTAAAGCTTTAGGTAAAGCAGGAAGAGTAGGTGCAGTTGGTGCAGCTATACTTACAGCTGGTGCGGGTGCTGCTAAACTTGGACAGACTATCGGAAGAAAAATGTCTGAGAAAAAAGATAAAAAAATGGGTGGTGGCATGATGATGAAACCTATGGGTGGTTATAGAACTGGCACAATGGTTAAAGCAAGAGGATGCAAACTAGGTAGAAGTAAACCTACTAAAATCACATAGGAGGGACTATGTCCCTGAAAGCACTAATCCAAGGGATAGGCAGAAAAATACTTGGTACTAAAAAAGTATCGAGTTCACCGGCCACCGGACAACAACAAAAGTTAATTACTTACGATAAGGCAGCAAGTAAAAAAACTGGCGAACAACTTGCTAAGGAAGAACTAAACCTTCCTGCAACAACAACCCCACTAAATAAAACACAACCTCTACATATGGGAGACGATACTGCTCCTATGTTTGGATCATCTACTTATGATTGGATCATGAAAAAAGGTAGAGGTAAGTTTTCTGCAGATGAATGGCTAGATCATTTAACATCTACAAGAAAAGTAAACTTTAAAATATTTGGTAAACCAGCAAGTAAAACTGAAAGAGGACCCAAGCAATTTAAATATGACAGTGGTCCGTTTAAAGGTAAAGAAGTTACAATTAATAAAGAAGAACTTTTCGATGCTAACCTTGCAAACTTTGACGAAGCGGGAGAACTAACAGGTGGGTTGTTATATGCTGCACAAAAATTTGGTCTTAAGTTAGATGCTAATACTTTAGGTGCAATGATAAAATTAAATCCTGTTAATAGATTACAACCAGTAGAGTTAGGATTACCTAAAGGTGCAGGTGAAGTATTAAATGTTCAAGGAGAAGTTATTAGAAAAACTTTAGCTGATTTAGCAAAACAAGCTGAAACAAAAAATTTACTAGGAGTTGGTGAGGAACTTACAGAAGCAGCATACAAAGCAGCTTCAATGAAAACTTCAATGGATGCTTCTACAATTTCTAAAGCAGGTAAAGGAGTTGTAGATCATTTAAAAAAAATTAATAAATCACAAGACCTAAGCCAACAACAAAAAATAAAAATCAATCAACTTATAGGTGAAACCAATAAAGTTATAAAACCATACTCAGATAAAAATATTGCAACAAGATATAAAAATGAATCAAGCTATACATTACAAGGCGGTGATGATTATAGAGAAACAGTTTTTAGATTAAATGAAGATATACCAGGAAACTCTGCACTTAGAAAAACATTTGGACACTTTGATGGTGTAAACCAAAACATGGTATATCATGTTAGGTTTGATACAAGATTTACTCCAGATAATAAAAAAGTGTTAATGATTCATGAAATACAATCAGACGCTAATCAAAAAGTTGCAAAAGCCTTAACTAAATTTGAACAACTTGATGGCACAAAAAGAATTAACCCTTTTCAAAAAGATTTAGAAATTAGTTTACTTTCAAAAAATAGATCGCAGCTACTTAAAGAAGTAGATACAGCAATAGAGCAAGGTCAAACAAATAGAGCTAATGCAATTATGAAAGACTTAGCAGATGTTAATAGAAAGATTAACCAAACATACAGAGCCAAAGATGATTATTCAGATAAAGCTTTTGATTATTTTCCTTTGGTTGAGGCAGACTCTTACGGAGATCATGCACTTAAATACCTGATGAATAAAGCAGCAAAAGAGAATGCTGATTATGTTGCCGTTATTCCTTTTGACAAATTAAGTTTTAGGCAAGGATACAAAGCAGGTAACGAAAGATTTTACGGTTATGCAAGTGGTAAGGGAATAGGAAAAAAGGGTAAAGCTGTTTTACCAGATCTTATGAAAAGAGATGCACGATTTTATGATACTAAGGCAGGGCCAATTAAAGTTTCTTTGTCTGATCCCAAAAAGCCATATAAAATAAAACAAACAGATAGCTTCGATTATCCAGAGAGTTCTGGTATGAAAGGTAAAAAATTTACTTCTAAATACCATGATGATGCAATTTCAGTAGATGAGTATAATTCTTTAAAAGATAAAGGTTCTTACAAATTTATGGATGCAGCAGATCCAAACTTGTATTTCGATGCATTTGCTATAAAAGTAAATCCACTAATGAGGCAAACACTTAAAACCTATAAATCTACTGGAGGTTTAGTAGTAGATATATTTAAACCAATAAGGTAGTATAAATCATGGCTGTAGAAAAGAACAACGAAATCATTGAAGATACACAAGTAGAAGAGACAATTCAGGAACAACCTGAGGGTTTACCTGAAGTCACTATCGAAGGTGAAGAGGAGATTACTGAAGCTCCAGAACAAGATTTTAATGCAAACTTAGCAGAGGACATGGATGAGAGAACTCTTAAATCCATGGCTAGTGATTTAGTTGCTGAATATAAAAAAGATAAGCTATCAAGAAAAGAATGGGAAGACGCTTATATCAAAGGACTTGATTTACTTGGAACACAATACAAAGAAGTAACAAAACCTTTTAGAGGAGCTTCTAGTGTCACTCATCCGTTATTAGCAGAAAGTGTTACACAATTCCAAGCTCAAGCTTTTAAAGAACTTGTACCTAGTGATGGCCCTGTAAGAACACAGGTCGTTGGATTAAAGACACCGGCTACAGAAGGACAAGCAGATAGAGTTAAAGACTACATGAATTATCTTCTTATGGAAGAGATGGAAGAATACACACCTGACATGGATCAGATGTTATTTTATTTGCCGCTATCTGGATCAACATTTAAAAAAGTTTATTACGATGCAATGCTCAATAGAGCAGTATCAAAATTTATACCTGCAGAAGATTTAGTAGTTCCTTATTATGCATCTGACTTAAAAGATTGTGAAAGAATTACTCATGTTGTTAAGATGACACAAAACGATGTAATTAAAAAACAAGCAGCAGGTTTCTACAGAGATATAGAATTAACAGAATCTGACAACGAACCAGATTCACTACAAAAAAAATTAAATGAATTAGAAGGTATTAAGAAAACTGAAACAGATTACATGCATAACATTTTAGAAATGCATGTTGATTTAAATTTAGATGATTATGAAAACTTTGATGATAAAGCAAAAAAAATAAAAATTCCTTACATAGTTAGTATTGATGAAGGAAGCGGTGAGGTTTTATCTATATACAGAAATTATATGCCTGATGATCCGGGTTATGCAAGAGTAGAATTTTTTGTTCACTACAAATTTTTACCTGGTCTTGGTTTTTATGGTTTTGGCTTAACACATATGATTGGTGGTTTGTCTAGAGCAGCAACACAAGCTTTGAGACAGCTAATGGATGCAGGTACTTTGAAAAATTTACCAGCAGGATTTAAGTCTAGAGGTATAAGAGTTAGAGATGATGATCAGCCAATTCAACCAGGAGAGTTTAGAGATGTAGATGCGCCTGGCGGAAACATTAGAGATCAGTTTTTTAATTTACCATTTACAGAACCATCACCAACTTTATACAACTTGATG